AGAACTGCGACAGAACTGCGACAGAACTGCGACAGAACTGCGACATCGTCGCGCGATTTGGCCGATGCTGTCGCGAGCATGTATGAGGATGCAATTTTATACGGTTCACCAATTGACTCAGCTGCCGACATGATTGTCGGCCTGATTCCAAAACAACAGGAGCCTCGCGCAACCTTTGTGCCCGTTGACTTTGCCGCATTCGCCAACCCGCTCAACCACAGTGATGACGATTGGCACGAGCTGTCCGAAATCGCCGTGAATGCCGAGCGCAAGGCCAACCGAGCGCGAGAGAGGGCGCTCAAGCGATCGCGCCGAAATACCAAGAGCCCCAAGAAGAAAGGCAAACGCCGATGACTGACGAGAAAATCACCGTGACCGAGGCGCCAAAGACGTGCTCTATGTGCCGTTTTGCTGCGCCGTACACCTTCACGCCGCCCGCCAATCCCGACAGTCCGGGCAACCTCTACTGTTCGGTCGACAAGGCCGTAGTAAGTGTCAACCCAACCAATTCCTGCGAGAAATACAAGGAGCCTGACCATGCCTAGCTACATCTCGAGGGGCGACCACGTTCTGCTCAAGAATGTGCTCAATGGCATCGATTCCCACCTCAATTTCGTCGACGAGGCCGAGGACCGTTCTAATGGTCTCGTGTCCATTCGTGAGTACGACCTGCAAGTGTGGAGCGAGCGCATCCACGGCATCCTCGACCTGGATGACTACAGGCGCAATGAGCACCTTGAGACCGTGCCAGAGCATTATCGCGGTGATGGCTTCATCACCTGCGATATGGCGCTTGCCGCCATGCTCGCCAAGGCGACCCGCATGGCGATGCCTCCGATGGTCATTTTCTGGTGGGCTAACGCATTCAAATACCTCTGGCGCTGGGCATACAAGGGCGATTGCAAAGGCGACCTCAACAAGGCCATCGACTGCATAGAGCATGTCCGCGACTGGCAGAAAACCCGGTAATGCTCCCGCCAGCGCCCTGCTGCGAGACCTGCCGCTGGTGGCGCGAGAGATATGACAAGTCGTGGTGCAAGCATCCCGATCCATATCTCCGCGCCGTCCGCGACACCACCATCTGCGAGGACTATCAAGAGCGCCGAGGCGAGGACTGGTGCTCACTCGTCTACGGCAATCGCGCCATCAAGCACCACTAACCATCAACTCCACGAGATAGGACAACAAATGTCAATGGACATCAACGCGCCCCTTTTCCGCCAGCTTGAGCGACTTGAGAATATCGACCCGAACGATACCGATGCGCTCAAGGCCGAGATCGAGCGCGCAAAAGCGGTCAAGGATATTGCCGAGACCATCATCGACTCGGGACACCTTACCGCCGACGTCATCAAGCTCAAGCACCAGCTTGGCGCCACCGCGACCATCCCCAAGGGCCTGCTCTAATGGGGGGGCGAGTCTGGACGGACGAAGAGATTGAGTGGATTCGCGAGAACTATTCCAAGGAGCATGTCCCGCATCTGCTCGACCAATTTGAGAAGCGGTTCGGGCGCCGCCCGACTGCCGGCGCGCTCGCGCAAAAGGCCTATAAGCTTGGGCTCAGGCATTCGCGCGAGAAAGCGCCCGACACCATGACCAAGCGCATCGTCTGGGCGCGCGAGCCCGCCTACAACGCATGGATGAACGAGCACGATGTGGGACAGGCCGTACCAGCGCTGTCAGAGCAATTCGAGGCCGAATTCGGCTTTCCGCTCTCGCGCGGTCAGGTCAACGTCTGGCGCGCCAACAACGGACGGCAGATGCGGCCTCGTCGCCCGGGCGGCGGCAGGCCGCGAAAGCCCATCGGTTTCGAGCGACGCACCAATGGGGGCATCTTGGTCAAGGTGCGCGAAGAACCGGTGGTACCGATGTCAAAAGACAACTGGGAGTTCAAGCACTACATCGTCTACCGAGAGGTGCACGGCTCGATTCCCGATGGATGCGACATCGTCTGTGCGGACAAGAATCCGTTCAACTGCTCGCCTGAAAACCTCGTCGCTGTGCCTCACCGCCTGATGGCCCGCATCAACTCCGCCGACACACCTGACTGGCACGACGCCGAATCGCTCAGGCAGTGCGTTGCGCTGTGCGAGCTCGCGTCGGGCATCCACAAGGCCGAGCTTTCGGTGCCGAGGACATGTGGCGTCTGTGGCAAGACATTCCTGCCAGATCCGAGCAAAGGTGCCGACTACCAAAATCGCTACCGCAAAACGTGTCCCGAGTGCCGTGCCCAGGGACTCAAGGCGCATGGAGAGCGCACTACAAAGCTGATAGCCACCTGCTGCGTCTGCGGCAAGCAGTTTCCCGCTCGCGCCAAAAACCAAAAGCGCTGTCCCGAGTGCATCGCCATTCATCCGAAATGGGGAGCCAGTAGGCATGCGCATCTAGAGGAAAGAAAACGTAAGGACTAGGAGTTTTCCCGATGGCAAGGAGAAAGGTCACACAGGCTGACATCGAGGCGGCTGCCGCTGCTCCGCTCAAGTATTTCACCCACGAAGCGCACCTCGCCGACTCGACCGCCTGCCGTCGCTTCATTAGGCGATGCGGACCGGACGGCTACGGCAGGTTCATGCGCCTGCTTGAGCGCCTTGCCGCCGAGGAGGGCCACGTCATCGACGTGCTCGATACCGAGAGCCAGTACCTCTTGGCAGACGAGCTTTGGTTTGGCGAAAACCTGAGTGCCCTGGGACAATTCCTCAAGGATCTGTCCGAATGTGGACTCATACAGATGTTCGGGGACGGTGCAATAAAATCGCCCGTAGTGGACGAGTCGGCACTGTACTTCGGTAAGCGCAGAGCCAGTGCAGCTGTCGGTGGCAAATCGCGAAAAGAGGGGAGTGAAAATGCCTAATCTACCTGCGGAAACTTTCAACAAAGCAAAGCTAAAGCATAGCTTAAGCGTTGCTTGTAATAAAATAAAAGAAAATAAAATAAAAGAAACGCCGACGCACGGCTCGTTATTAACGAGACGTGCCGGGCGTCGGGAGTCAACCTCACAAGTAAGTCCTCTCTTTGGTTCTTTCTCTGTTGAAAACTTTTTTGGGCTGTTGAAAACTCGCGACATTTGCAAAGGAGCCGAGCTGTGCTAGACGATTTCAAGGATGCTCGCGAGCTGTTCGAGGCCGCGCGATCTGCCGCAATCGAGCGCGACCATGCGGCCAAGCAGCTTGAGCGCATGCGTCATCGCACACTCGGCGGCTCGTCATCAATCTCCGGCGGCGGTCGTGGGGCGACCAAGGACGTCAACGGCACGGCTGCATCAATCGCGATCGTGGACTACGAATCGATGATGCGCTCACGTCTCGCCGAGGACACCAAGCTACTTAACCTCTGTGCGGCTCTCATTTACGGCAGGAACGGACGAGAAGGAGTTTCTGCGGTACTTGGTAGCGAATACGCCGATGTGCTGTTCTGGCGCTATCTGAACGCCGAGACGTGGGTGTCATGCGGTGCCGTGTGCCACGTCTCGCCTGCGACCGCCAAGCGTCGGGCTATGACTGCTCTCGATGCCATCGATAGCATCGGTCTGCGCCATGCAATAGATGGCGTTGGTCTCGGCGCCATGTCCGGCAGCATCGGACTCAATGCCGACTACCTTAAAAGTTGAGCCGATGTGAGCCACATTGAGCCGATGTGAGCCGGTATGACTGCGCGATGTAGTGTTATAGATATCATTGCGATTCGCGCATTGAGGCAGTCTGACCCTGCTCAGTGCGCAGCCACAGCGCGGGGGCGCGCTGGTAAGGATCGTGGTAGTTGAGGGACCGATGGGCAACAGCAGCCATCGGTCCTTTCTTTTGTCTTAGAGGTGCGCCGTGCATGTCCCGAGCGACAGGCCGCTCGCGTCATGGATTCGCGAGCTCTATGCCGATGACAAGATCTATGTCTTTTACAACTCGCCTGAGTGGAAAGCACTGAGGCATGAGGTCCTTGAGGACCACGGCTTTGAGTGCGAGGAGTGCGCGGACCACGGCATCTACGTGAGAGCCGATACAGTCCACCACGAGTACCACGTGCATTCGCATCCAGGCATGGCGCTCACTCGATTCATTGAGCTGCCAGATGGGACGAGGCGCGAGGTGCTGCATCCTCTGTGCAACTCGTGTCATAACGCAGCTCACGGTCGCTTCGACGGTCCACGGCACAAGCCCAAGGGCAAGCCCGTTACCAAGGAGCGCTGGGACTGACGCTAGGCAGGCCCCCAGCTCCCCATAGCCCCTAATTCCATAGGGGGCGAACAACGGGGGGGTGTATAGGACAGAGGATTTTAAATTCCGTTTTTGAAAAACAGCGATAGGGGGTGTGCGGATGGCTGGCAGGAACAAGCAGCCGGTCGACGTGCTGACCGCGCGAGGCAAGTCGCACCTGACTAAGGCCGAGAAGGAGCGCCGCAAGGCGACCGAGTCGGTCGTGCCGGTCGCGCTTCGCGGCGTGTCGCCGCCGGGCTACCTCGACAAGTGGCCTGAGATTCGCGGTGAGTTCGAGCGCTACGCCGAGATGCTGTCGGCGCTCATGCCCGATAATTTTGGTCAACCCGATGCTGACTGCCTCGCGCGCTACGTTGTCTCCGAATCTCTTTATGAGCGCTACACCTCTGACTTGATGGACGAGCACGACCCGCTCAACATCAAGAATTTGCAGATCGCCCAGGACCGTGCCTTTAAGCAGGCGCAGGCGTGCGCATCCTCGCTCGGTCTCACCGTGACCGCGCGTTGCAAGCTCGTCGTTCCCGAGCGCCGTGAGGATGATGGCGAGGGTGAGTTCTAGCGCGCGAGCGCGGCGGCATAAGCGCATCAACTGTCCCGAGATCACGACTTACATGCGCATGGTCGAGACCGGTAAGGTCAGGGCATGCGCAGAACAGCATCAACTCATGGCGCACCTCCGGCGAGTTTTCGCCGATGAGGAACTGATAATCGACACCGAGCGCCTTGCCGAATACAGGCATTACGAGAAATACTTCCCGTTTGACCTTTTCTCGTGGGAGCATTTCGCGTTCACACTGTTCATGTGTGTGTTCAACAAGGACGGCACGCCTCGCTGGTCCCAGGAGCTTGTCTATATGGGGCGCGGCGGCGGCAAGAACGGATTTTGCAGCTTCATCGCGTTTTGCTCGACCACCAAGGTCAACGGCATCCGCGACTACGATGTCGACATTTGCGCCAACTCAGAGGACCAGGCAAAGACCTCTTTCGACGACATCTGGAACATCCTCGAGAACTCCGGTCAGCGCCGGCGCTTTCAAAAAGGTTTCCGCTGGAACAAAGAGGAAATCGTCTGCCGCTCGACCAACTCTCGCATCAAGTACCGCACTGATAATCCCAAGTCGAAGGACGGTCTGCGCTCCGGCATGGTCATCTTCGACGAGGTGCACGCTTATCAGAATTTTGACAACATCAAGGTCTTTACGACCGGTCTCGGCAAGAAACCGCATCCGCGGCGCCTGTACATCACGACCGATGGCGACGTGCGCGACGGCGTGCTCGACAGCCTGCTTGATAAGTCGCGCCGAATACTGTCCGGCGAGATTCCCGACAACGGGTTCCTGCCGCTGATCTTCAAGCTCGACACCGCCGACGAGGTCTCGGACAAGCGCAACTGGGTCAAGGCGAACCCGAGTCTGCCGTACCTTCCCGTTTTGGTGAGCCAAATCGAGCAGGAGTATCAGGACTTCCTCGACAATCCTGCCGGCAACGCCGACTTCATGACCAAGCGCATGAATCTCCCGGCTGGCAACCCGGACTACCAGCTCACCGATTACGACAACCTCAAGGCTGCATCGCGCGAGCTGCCGGACCTCTCCGGCATGACCTGTGTTTTCGGCATCGACTTCGCAAAAACCCAGGACTTCGTTGCTGCCGCGCTGCTTTTCCGCGACGGTGACGAGTATTTTGCGATCCAGCACTCTTGGGTCTGCCGCGCGTCAAAGGATTTGGCGCGCATCAAGGCTCCGCTCGACGAGTGGGCGAAGCGCGGATTGCTCGAGTACGTCGACGATGTCGAGATTCACGCGAGCCTCGTTACCGATTGGCTCTACGAGCAGATGGGGACCTATGACATCCAAGAGGGGGCCATCGACTCATATCGACACTCGACCTTCATGCGCGAGCTCGATTCAATCGGCTTTTCCGCAAAGGAAAAGACCGTCAAGCTCGTGCGACCGTCCGACCTGATGCAGATTCAGCCAATCGTAAATTCTGCGCTCATCAACCACCGCATCGCCTGGGGAGACGATCCGATGATGCGGTGGTACGCAAACAACGTTAAGCTCACCGCCGCCGCGCACGGAAATTATTGCTACGACAAGATTGAGCCTAAATCGCGTAAGACCGATGGCTTCATGGCGCTTGCCGCCGCATTCACGGTGGCAGACCGCCTGCCGGATACCTCAGAAATCGAAATCATCCCAACCATGACCTTCTAGAGGGGAGGCCGTTTGAAAGCAATCGACTTTCTCGGCTTGCGCGTGACGCAGGCCGAGATCGAGCCCGCCGCCGGTGGAAGTGTCGAGACTAAACTCGCCGCAACCACCTATTTCAAGGCAATCGCGCTCGCGACCGCCATCTCATACAAGGCCAATGCGCTCGCGATGTGCCTGTTCCGCGTCTATGAGAAGGGCAAGGAGGTCAACGATGACCTCTGGTACCGACTGAACGTCGAGCCTAACGACAACCAGAACGCAGCACAGTTCTGGTGTGAGCTCGTCGAGCGGCTTTGCATGCGCGGCGATGCACTCGTCGTGCCAGTCGGCGACCGCTTCTACGTCGCCGACTCGTACTCACGCGAGGAGCATCCACTTGAGCAGGACATTTTCAGCGGCATCGTCATCGGCAACGCCAACCTAATCAAGAAGTACCGCGCGAGCGAATGCATGTTCTTCAAGCTTGCCGACAAAAACATCTCGTCCTATGTCGAGAGCATGCTTGACTCGTACTCGACACTCATGGCGGCGGCGATGGCGGCATACAAGGCGACCTGCGGTCAGAAATACAAGCTCGTGATGGAGCGCGGTCTCACCGGTAGCCTCAAGGACGAGGACAAGACCGAGGCCATGCTCAAGCGCAATCTCACGACCTTTATCGACAACGCCAACGCCGTGTACTTCGAGACCAAGGGCTCGCGCCTTGAGCCGGTCAAGGCCGAGAATGCGGTAGAGCCGACCGATATCTCAGACCTACGTAAAGAGATTTACGACAGTGCCGCCATCGCATTCAAGGTCCCGAAATCGATCATGTACGGCGATATGACCAACATGGGCGACCTCGTCAACACGATGCTCACCTTTTCGGTCGACCCTGAGGCGAAGATGATTTCCGACGAGGTCACGCGAAAGAATTTCAAGCCAGACGAAATCATGGCCGGCACAAAGGTCAAGGTCGATACGACCACCATCAAGCACATCGACATCTTCGATGCCGCGGGACCTGCTTCGCAGCTGATGTCCTATGGCGTTTTCTGCATCAACGACGTGCTCAAGGCACTCGGTTATGAGCCTATCGACGACCCGATCGCCGACAAGCGCTTTATTACCAAGAACCTTGGCGCCGTTGAGGATGTACTCCGCGACGCAAGCCAAGGGGGTGAAATGTAGTGAAGAAATACTTCCAGCTCACGACGTCCGAGGACGGCACGACCGCCGACCTCGACATCTACGGCGACATCAGCTCTTGCTGGTGGGACGATGACGCCATGTCAGCTCCTAAGCTGTCCAAGCAGCTCGACGAGCTCGGCGACGTGTCCCAGATCAACGTGCATATCAATTCCTACGGCGGCGAGGTCGCCGAGGGCCTTGCCATCTACTCGGCGCTCCGTCGACATAAGGCGCACGTGCGCACCACCTGTGACGGTTTCGCCTGCTCGATCGCGTCCGTGATTTTCATGGCGGGCGATGAACGCCTGATGTCCGATGCATCGCTGCTGATGATCCATAACGCCTGGACGAGCGCATGGGGCGTCAATGCCGCCGACCTGCGCAAGCTCGCCGACGATATGGACACCATCACTAGCGCATCGAAGTCCGCTTACATGGCGCGCGTCTCCATCACCGAGGACGAGCTCACCGAGCTCATGGATGCCGAGACGTGGATCAGCCCGTCCGACGCCGTCGATATGGGTTTTGCCACCGAAATCGAGACGTTCGAGAGCGGTGACAAGGCGTCCCAGGGTGCCCGCGATGCTCTTATGGCGCTCGTCATGGCATCCGTCGAGCATCGTGCCGCCGCCAAGGATGACGATGACGATCCGGACGATACCGATGACGATTCCGGCGATGATTCCGGTGCCGATGACGGCAATTCCGATTCGGATGATGACGAGGGCGATGGGGACGGCGGCGATGACGCCGAGCCCGATGACGAGCCCGAGGACCCTGAGAAGGATCCAGACAAGAAGCAGGCTTTTGCCGACGGCATCGCCGCATTCGCAAACCTTTTCGCCAACTAGAACGAAATAGATTGGAGACTCAATGAGCCTTATCAAGACCACCAAGAGCGCTTCCAAGATCGCCGAGGCCTTCCAGTCCGGTGATGCAAAGCAGATGGAGAGCGCATGGGATGCTTTCGGCAACGAGATCGCCGAGTCCATCCGCGCCGACTTCGACCTCTACAGCCAGTCCAAGGACGATCAGGTCCTGGCGAACCGTGGCTACCGCACGCTGACCGCCAAGGAGTCCGCTTGGTACACCGGCATCGCCCAGGCGCTCAAGGGTGCCGAGTCCAAGCAGTCCTTCATCGACATCCTCAAAGATGAGAACGTCGATGACCTGATGCCTGAGACCGTCATCGAGGACGTCCTGCGCTACCTCATCGAGACCCGTCCGCTGCTCAGCAAGATTCGATTCGCCAACGCCGGCTACTCGACTAAGTGGATCATCAACGATTCCACGGTGCAGAAGGGCGCTTGGGGTGAGATCGACGAGAAGATCACCCAAGAGATCAAGGGCGCGCTCAAGGTCCTCGACATCACTCAGGCAAAGTACACCGCTTTCTGCATCATCCCGCTCGATCTTCTCGATATGGGCCCGGTGTTCCTCGATGCTTTCATCCGCGCCGTCATGGCCGAGGCGCTCGGCTATGGCCTTGAGGATGCCATCGTCAACGGAACCGGCGTCAATATGCCCATCGGTGCGACCAAGAACCCCAACGGCGATTTCAATCAGTCGACCGGCTACCCGGACAAGGAGAAGGTCGCCGTTACGTCCTTCGCGCCTGCCGATTACGGCAAGCTCGTTGCTAAGGTTGCGCTCACCGAGAAGGGCAAGATGCGCGACATCAACAGTGTCGTGCTGCTCGTCAACACGGTCGACTATCTGACCAAGGTGATGCCGGCGACCACCGTGCTCGCTCCCGAGGTCGGCGGTTACGTCCGAGACCTGTTCCCGTTCCCGACCGAGGTCATCAAGTCCAACGTTGTAAAGTCCGGCACCGCCGTGCTCGGTGTCATCGAGGACTACACGCTCGCCGTCGGCGGTAAGCGCAACGGCGCCATCATCTTCGATGACTCCGTCCACTTCCTTGACGATGCGCGAACCTTCAAGCTCGTCCAGCATGCTGCCGGTCGCGCATACGACAACACCAGCTTTGCTGTGCTTGATATCTCTAACCTCGACCCGGCCTATGTGACCGTCAAGAATGTCAACGCAGCCGCTGCCGCTGCGTCTCTGTCCGACACCTCTGAGGATCGCGCTGTTGCCGATACTGCCGATGCTGCCGAGGACCTGCCCGTAGCCTAAAGGAGGTAGCGCATGGCGCTTGTCGACAAGGTGCGCCGCAAGCTGCGCGTAATCTACCGGGACGATGAGATCGACGGGCGCATAGCCGAGATCATGGAGCAGGCCGACCTCGACCTTCGCTCCATGCTCGGCATCACGGATGACTCTTTTGACTTCGGTAGCGCCGGCGCCGAGCGCGCGCTCTATCTTGCGTACTGCTTCTATGAGTGGAATGACGCGCTCGACGATTTCGAGGTCAACTATTCCGACAAGATCGCCAAGTGCCGAGATAGGTGGTTGGCGGTGGAATATGCTAAAGAATCGGCCTCTGCCGAGCTATAGTGACGGCGTGGTGGGGATATACACCGAGACCCGCGCGCCGTCCTCTTTCGGTGCGAAGCGCAACCCGAGCGTCCCCTACGACCTCGATGCGCTCGTGCGCCTTTTCTTCCGCTCGTGCTCGGTGCGCGATCAGGATTATGAGGTTTCCGAGCGCCTTGGGTTTACGTGTAGCTCCAAAGTCTGCACCCACAACATCCCGGCTGTAAAGCCGGGGATGAAAGCAGTCATCGGCGCCACGATCTACGGCATCGCCCACATCGACAGGACCAATACCGAGATGTATCTCTACCTCGAGGGAGGCGTGCCGTATGTCGACGCAAGATAGCACGCTCGACCGTATCCGCGATGCGCTCGAGACTGTCGACGATGTCGTTTTCTACGGCACCGCCGCCGGACTTCACGAGAGCGACCCGTGGGACTACACGGTCTTTTCGCGCGAGGAAACCCGCGCGAAGGACAACTTGACCGGATTCACGAACGTGTATTCGGTCGCGATGGTGCGCGAGAGCTATGTGCCGGATGGCGCCGCCTCCGAGGTAATCGCCGCGATGACCACAATTCCCGGCATGCGCCTGGACCACGGCACCGCCATCGGCTACTACTACACAACGAAGCCCGGTACCAAGGACGTCGTTGAGATGATGACGCTCCGATTCGTCAAGGCGGTCAAGTCGTGAGCGGCTGGGCTTTTATCGGCGAGGCAGATTTTGCCGCCGTCACCGTGGCGGCTCAGCAGTATCCCGACAACGCCGAGCGCGCCATCAACAAGGTACTGCACAACGAGGCGGGACCTGTCATCTACCGCGGCATCAACCCGCTCATCCATGCATCAGGCAGGACCTTTAAAGGCCACAAGGCATCGGCCAAGGTGTCCGATTGGCCCGAATACCGCACGAATGAGAATCTCGCCGTGACGGTCGCCGCCAAGGGCAACTACCAGTACCTCTACTTTCCAGATGACGGCAGCAACACCAACAGGCATGCCGGAAATCAGCAATTTTTCAAGCGCGGCGCCGAGTCGGTAATCCCGAGGATTGTCGAGCGCTGCGTGCAGGCAATAACAAGTGAATGGAGTTGAGATGGCAATCAAAACGACTGTCTTTTCCGAATACGAGGTGCGCGAGCTCGTCGTGAAGCTCGGCACCGAGACGTGCCCGATCGGGTGCATCGGCTCCCTTGAAGAGGATACCGAGGTCATCCAAATCACGAAGAAGTGCCGAGGCGTGGTTGCAAAGAAGCGCACGCGCGGTACCGGTAGCGGCACGCTCAAGCTGACCGCGCACATGCCTCGAGACCTCTACAACCGCCTTATGGCCATGAAGTCCGACAAGCTCAAGCCTGGCGTAACCGCCTACGGCCGCTCGTCCGTGCACCCGGAATTCGTGCTGACCGGTCGAGTCTTTGACGAGGACGAAAAAGAGAAGCTCAAGGCATGGCCAGTCTGCGTGATGAACACCGGCCCCGCATCCAAGGTCGAGAACGGTGCCGAGGAGGTCGCCGAGCTCGAGGTCGAGATCGGATTCTCGCCCGACGAGAACGGTTTCGGCCATTACGAGTGCGACCTCGAAGATGCCACCGAGGATGTCAAGAACGCCTGGATGGAGAGCTTCACACCGGAGCTCGTCAAGGCGGCTGAGTAGCCATGGCGACCAAAAAGGTGAAAGTCCAGGTCCTAAAGGCCTTTATCGACCGCCGCTCCAAGCGCGTGCATGCCGTCGGCGATGTGCTCAGCATCACCGAGAATCGACTCGCCGAGATTCGCAAGGTCGACCCAGATCTCGTCCAGGAAATTAACTAGCAGATGCCGGGGCGCTTTAGCGCCCTGGCCCTTATGGAGGACGCGAAATGCCCAAGCCAAAGCGCAATATCAATGCCTCGACCGAGATTGAGATGAGTGACGGCACCAAGCTCAAGCTCACGATCACGTGGGGGCTGCTCATCAAGCTACGAGCACTCAACAAGCAGCTCTACTCACAATTCAGCCATGTTGTCATGGCAGGAGCTGCCGATGACGTGCTCAAAATGCTCGATATCGTGTATTGCGGATACCTCTGCCAGTACATCGAGGACAACGGCACGCTCGCCGATGCGCTCACACAGGATGAGTTCATCGCCGTGGCGCCCGCCGATGTCAATGCCGTCACGATGGCCGCAATGTCGCTTATCTCCCCAAAAGAGATGGCGCGTTTTCAGAGTCATTCCGAAAGCGCGCAAGGGAACTAGGCGCCAGGGAGAAAACCAAGCTGGTTGCGCGTCCTCCGAAATTTGAAATCACCGACGTTGAAGATGCCTACGCCTTTTACGTCCTCGTCCTCGGCATGTCCGAGGACATTTTTTTTAACGCCGACATTCCTTTTCTTCTGAGCGTCATGGCGAACAAAAACGCCTATGACCTCTGGCAATCGTCTGTCGAGAACAAACTCCGAGAGGAGGCGAAAAAGTAGTGGCGAGCAAGAATACGGTCGAGATTAAATTCAAGGCCGAGACCGAGCAATTCCGCGCTGCCATCAAGTCGGCCAACTCAACTATGACCACGCTCCGCGGCGAGCTCAAGCTCAATGCCGCCCAGATGAAAAACACCGGCGCGTCGGTCGAGGCGCTTACGCGCAAGAAGAAGCTGCTCGAGCAGCAGGACGAGACGCTGCAGCAGAAGATCAACGCGCTCGCCTCGCAGCTTGAGGCATCCAACGCCGCCTTTGGCGAGAACTCCGCATCGTCGCAGAAGCTGACTAACCAGCTCAACCAGGCAAAGGCCGCGCAGCAGAATGTCCGTGCCGCCATCAGTCAGACGAGTACCGAGATCGAGAAGCAGGCCGACGCCGAGCAGCAGGCCGAGAGCGCCTACACGCAACTGTCCAACAAGATCAACGAGCAGCGCGCCAAGCTCAAGCAGTTGCAGACGGCATATGCCGATGCCGTCATCGCAAAGGGCAAGGACTCGACCGAGGCCAAGGAGCTCGAGGGTAATATCCGCGAGCTCAATTCCGAGCTCCGACAAAACGAGTCCAAGATGCGCGCCGCCGAGGATGCAGCGGCAGAACTCGCGCGCGAAGAGGACAACCTCGCCGATTCAGCCGACCGCGCAAACGACGGCTTCACGGTCGCCAAGGGCGTGCTTTCCAACCTCGCGAGCGATGCGCTCTCGCGCGTCGCCCAGGGCGCCAAGGACACCGCCAAGGAGGTCATCGACCTCGGCAAGACCTTCGAGCTGTCGCTGTCCAACGTCCAGGCACTGTCCGGCGCGAGCGCCGATGATATGGAGCGCCTTGAGGCGAAGTCGCGCGAGCTCGGCGGCACGACCACATTCTCGGCAGCACAGGTAGCCGATGCATTCGGCTACATGGCCCTTGCCGGCTGGGATACCGAGCAGTCGCTCGATGGCATCAACGGCGTGCTCACACTCGCACAGGCAGGCTCGATGGACCTCGCGTCGGCATCCGACCTGCTCACCGACTACTTGTCGGCTTTCTCGATGCAGGCGAGCGACGCCGCCACGATGACGGACGTTTTGGCCTACGCCCAGGGCAACGCCAACACCAACGTCGAGCAGCTTGGCGCCGCATTCAAGAATTGCGCCGCCAATTGCAACGCCGCCGGCATGGACGTCCAGACCACGACGGCCTTTATCTCTGAGTTGTCCAATCAGGGACTTAAGGGCTCCGAGGCCGGCACCGCGCTCAACGCCGTCATGCGCGACATGACGGCGAAGATGTCCGATGGCGCCATCAAGATCGGTAACGCGAGCGTTGCCGTGATGGACGCCAACGGCAACTACCGCGACATGGTCGACATCATACGCGATGTCGAGAGCGCGACAAACGGAATGGGTGACGCTGAAAAGGCGAGTGCGCTGCAATCGACCTTTACGGCTGACTCTATCAAGGGCCTCAACCTCATCCTCAATGCCGGCACCGACGAGCTCGGCAGTTTCCGCGACGAGCTGTATAACTCCAAGGGCGCGGCTCAGGACATGGCTGCGACCATGACCGACAACCTCGCCGGCGACCTGAGCAATCTCGACTCGGCGCTCGAGGAAGTAGGCCTCAAGCTCTACGACAAGTTCAAGGGGCCATTGCGCGAGGGCGTCCAGGTCATCAGCAATGACGTGGTCCCGGCAATCGGCACGCTCATCGACAACTTCGACCAGATCGCGCCCGCCGTGGCTGGCGGTGCCGCCGGCATCGCGGCCTTTGCCATCGGCGCAAATATCGTGCCGATTCTTACCGCCGTTTCCGGTGGCGTGACCGCGCTCGGCGGTGCGGTCAGTTTCCTGCTATCGCCGATCGGGCTTGTCGCAATCGCGATCGCCGCGGCGACAGCCGCACTCGTCTATCTGTGGAATACCAACGACAGCTTCCGTAATACGGTCATGGGGATTTGGCAGCAGATTTGCGACACGATTTCTCAGGCTGTCGCGCAGATCCAGCCGGTGCTTGATGCGCTGTCGGTATTTTTCACGACTGGATTGCTGCCGGCCCTTCAATCTCTGGTTGATGGATACATCACCGGATTCGGCTTCATTGTCTCCGGCGCCATGGCTTTCGCATCTGGATTGCTTCAGGTCATAACCGGCGGGATGGCCGTTGTCCAAGGTGTAATTGATACCGTTCTTGGCGTAATTGTCGGTATTTTTACCGGAAATTTCACGATGGCGCAAAATGGCGTGCAGACGATTTTAAATGGCCTGTCCTCGATCGCGTCTGGAATTTTAAATGGCCTTGCCGGTGCGATCAGCGGAATTCTCGGCTCCGTGGTTTCCGTTTTTTCCGGCCAGTTTAATGCGATCACCTCAATCGTGGGCGGAGCCCTACAGGGGGTCGTTACTTTCTTTTCCGACAAGCTCGGTGCTGCGAAATCTACGGTGTCCGGCGCGCTAAATGCGATTTCCGGCTTTTTCAGCGGATGCAGGCTGCAACTGCCACACATCAACCTGCCGCACTTTTCAATCAGCGGTGATTTCTCGATCGTCCCGCCGAGGACGCCCAAGATCAGCGTCGAGTGGTATGCCAAGGGCGGCATTCTGAACAGGCCTACGCTTTTCGGCTTCAACGGCGACCGCGCTATGGTCGGCGGCGAGGCAGGCCCCGAGGCCGTGTTGCCGCTCTCGATCCTCCGAGGCTTCATCGAGGACACCTTTGAGCGCCACGCTGCCACATCTTCGACCAACAACTTGCAGATTACCGTCTACGCCGACGGCGACGCCGATGAGATCGCGAATGCGGTCGCATACAAGGTTTTCGGTGCCATCGACCAGGCGATGACAGCGAATGGGAGGTAGCGCATGGCTTATCATGCCGGCAACTGGGCTGGCCCGGCGGCGCTTTTCCGCGTGGTCGTCGCCTACAGCTTCGAGAACTACCGCGATGACGTTGTCAATCTCAAGGCTCGTTACTATGTCGAGGTCTCTGCCAACTCGTCATTCAACGGCACCATCCTTAAGACGAGTTGGGGTCAGACCGTCAGGCTTTACGGTCAGGGCGTATACGCCGATACCGGGTGGTGCGACTGGGGTGATGTCGGATACGGCCACACGGCTCGCGCGAGCATCTCCGCGGACTACACCTCATATTCTGGCGCTTACCACAAATCGTCTGTCGAGGGCGTCGAGACGGTCGGCGCACCTGAATGGCAACCGTACAACATCTCTGGCCTCAAGGTCGAGCGCCAATCCGACAGCTCCGCGAAACTGTCGTGGGGAAACAATGCACACGCCGCCCGTCCGTACCGACACATCTACATCGACCAGCGCATCGACGGCGGTGCATGGTCGAATGTCGCTGACCTCACCAACTCGCCGACGTCCTGGACGGCATCAACCGCACCTGACCACTCGTATGAGTGGCGCGTCATACCCAACAACTACAACAGCTCGGCGCCCGATTACCAGTACGCCGGGCCAATCTACAACACGCCTGCGCCTCCGAGATTCGTCTCGGTCGCGCGCAAGAGCAACACGATCGTCACGGCTGTGCTTGAAAACAGCTCGAACACTGCCACCTCGCTCGAGTATCAGACGTGCAAGCAGGGGAGCACGGGATGGGGGGAATGGGGCGAGTCGACCTATGTCGACGGCCTCGTAAAGACCTTCGATGTCGACCTCGGCGGCGGCACCTTCAAGCTGCGCGCTCGAAACAAACGCCTGCACCTCGACAGCGAATGGGCCGAGTCCGATTCGGTCGTGACAATCTGCCCGCCGATGGCTCCGACACTCGTGACGCCGGCATCGTCTGGTGTCATCGCGTCCAACGAGCCGACAGTCATCTACCAATGGAGGCACAATCCATACGACGGCTCGGATCAGCAAAAGGCTGAGCTCGCCATCAGCACAGACGGCGGCAGCAGCTGGACGGTCGATAGCGTCACTGGAAATCAGTGCTCAATCGTCAAGACCAACGCTTATGGCGTCAACCAGCAGGTCGTGTGGCGCGTCCGCACCAAGGGTGCCGATGACAATTTCGGTCCATGGTCGGCCAACCGCACTTTCACGGTTAGACAGCGCCCGACCGTGGTTATCGAGCAGCCTGCTGATGACTTCGTCATCACCGACGTGCCGATCTCGGTAAAGCTGACGTATATCGACCAGTCCGGCACCGTGCAGGATTCGACGCTCACGATCGTGCGCGGCGACGAGACGGTCTTTACCAAGTCGCTCGGCAAGTCACTCACGACCACCATCACGACCGACGAGTGGGTCCCGGTCGACAGCGAGACCTACGTCATCAACGTCACGTCCCGTTCGACCTCGTCGCTCATGGCGACCACAAAGCGCACTGTCACGACCAAGTTCCGACTGCCTCAGCGCGGAAACATTTTCGTCGAGACGGACCCGGCCACCGGATGCGCGGCCGTGCAGGTCAGACTTTCACGCGACAGCGAGCTCGCCGCCGCCGTGCGCCTCGACCTATATCGTGTGACCGAGACCGGTCGCATCAAGATCGGCTCAGACATGAGTGATGGAGCCGAGGTCATCGACCGCTTCGCGCCGCTCAATATCGAGTACACCTATGAGGCCGTCACGACCTCCGGTACCGGCGCCGTCAACACTTCGACCGCCACCGGCATCATCGAGACGCCGTGGTGGTTTATCGTCTACGACGGCGGTATCGCTCAGGCGATGTGGGAGCCATCGGGCTCGCGCACGCCGACGCGCCCGTCCGATGAGATCGTCGAGCTCGATGGCAGGACATGGCCCCTGCTCGTCCAATCGCGGCAACGATCGCTCAAGATTGAATTCTCGGGATGGGTCGAGTCACGAGAGCAGGCTCGCGCATTCGAGAGCATGACCTTTGCCTCGGGTGACAAGATCTACAAGGGCCTGTCGGGTGATGTTTTCCATTGCTCAGCATCAGCGAAAATCGATGAGGAATACGACGGCTTCGAGGACTACAGCGCCTCGGTCTCGGTATCCATTACGAGAGTCGACGGCGGTGATGTCTGATGGCTGACTGGAAGGGCGCGCGCTACGATGCAGGGTGGCTCTACCGTCGCATCAAATGGGGGACGTGGGACGAGCTCGGACTTTACGACAATATCGAGAGCGCGAGCATCAACCGCTCGGCGTTCGACACGCTCAAGACATCTGGCTCGCTCAAGTATTTCGGCACCGCGCCCGATGAGGTGGACGCACTCGCGCTGATCTACACTTTCCGCGACCGTAACGGCGTGACGGTCGAGCAGAGACGCGCGACCGTTCTCGTGGAATCTGACGAGCCAGACTACACCTCGCTCGACGGGGGAGGTGTGCGGCAGTCCGGCAGCGCGAAGCTCTATTCGCTACTCAAGGTTCTGTCCGATACCAAGCTCAAAGTGCCCTACACGGTCGTGGCTGGCACCAATGCCATCGCCGCCGCCAATCAGATCATCACCGGCGTCGGGCTGCGAACCAACTGTCAGTCATCCAGTTATCTGCTGAGCTGCGATCACACGTTTGCACCTGATGACTCGCTGCTTGATGTGGCCAACTACTTGCTCGATGCCGCCGGTTACGGCTCCGCAGACACTGATGCCTACGGCACGGTCATCCTCAAGCCCTACGTCGAGCCTACTGCGCGCGAACTCGCCTGGACATTCGCCAATGACGAGACCTCGACGCTCATGCCGGGAATCTCGTCTGAAAACGACTGGCGCAATACGCCAAACATCGTTGTTCTCACCTATGAGACGGATGACGAGACGTATGTCGCACAGGCCCGTAACATCGACCCGGAGAGCAGGGCATCGCTGCCCTCGCGCTCGTGGCGCGAAAACTCCACGGTCGAGCAGGTCAGCGAGCTCGACGGTGAGACCCAGGAGGAGCGGCTTGAGAACCTCAAGGCGCTCGCGCGAAAGAAGCTGCTCGATGGCAGCTCCGAAATCCAGTACACCAAGGTCAAGACGCTGCTCGTGCCGGTGGAAATCAACGATGCCGCTGGCGTGCTCTACTCCGGTCTCAAGCGCCAAGGCGCGATCACCTCAATCGACACCTCGTGCACGCCGACCGCCGAGTCGAATGTCAAGATTCGAGAATTCATCAGGCGCGACCTGCTCGTCGATGTGACCGGTCAGGTCATCGCAGCATAAAGGAGGCCAGACCATGGCTGACAGCATGGTCCGCGAGGCTGAGCGCGCCTTGCGACTCAGTCAGGCGCCACGCTCGCCCGATTACCACGTGCGAGGCAAGGTTATGGCGGTGAAGGACGGCGCATATCAGGTGCGCCTCGCCGCTGCCGAGAACCTGACCGCCTGCTCGCGGTACTGCGATGCCAAGGTAGGCGATACCGTCCTGGTACTTGTCATGTCGAGCGGGCAGTGCGCCGCAATCGCAAAGTTAATCAAGTAAAGAGAGGGGCGTCATGGCTCAAGAACTAACGTTCGACACTAAAAAGCCCGAGAATGCCTTTAGGGAGCAGCGAATCGACCCGCTTCGCCGAGGCGAGCGCGGAAACCGTGAGCTCACGGTGAGCATCGCCTCAAAGGGCATCCCATACGACCTCACCGGATGCACCGTGAGATTCGTCGGCACCACCGGCACCGGTCAGCTCGTGGGGCCTACCGAGATTGAGGTCGCCAACGAGCCCGCCGGCATGGTGCGCCATGTGCTGCCGGCGGAGATGTCGACCGATGCCGGACTCGCGCATTGGTACTACGAGATTTACAAGGGCGAGGACTATCTCGACACGACCGAGTCGTGCTCGGTCAAGGTCCTGCAAAATGCCGATATCGGCGGTCAGCAGGCGACGGTCTATATCTCGATTTTGGAACAGGCGAAAATCGATGAGCAGGCACGTACCGTTGCCGAGACCAAGCGCGCCGAGGCCGAGAAACAGCGCGACGCCAACGAGACCGAACGCGAGATTTCCTTTATGGAGATGTCGACAAAGCTCTCGGCTGCGGCAGCAGCTGCCAAGGCTGCTCGCGACGATGCGACCGCATCTGCCACCGCCGCCAAGGAGTCCAAGGATGCTGCCGCGGCTAGCGCCTTGAGCGCCGGTAAATCGGCAGACAGCGCCGCCGCCGCCATCAAGGAGACGGCTGATGCCGCCGCCGATGCACGACTCGCGGCAGACGAGGCGCGAGGCTCCATTTCTGCCGACAAGAGCATGTATTTCAAGCGCATTACCGATGAGAACGGCGACACATGGCCTGTCATCGTCGATACGACCGTCAAGGGGTACTAAATGGATCATATCTTTCCAGCAAACGACACGTTTGAGAAGGGCTTTGGTACTGTCGCCGATGCCATCCTGAGCCTGAATGTCGCGCCTGCGCCTTATCCCGAGTGGGATGCAGCAAAGGGCGAATTCACTGTCAAGTCAATCCTTCGATGGTTGAGCTCCGAGAGCGACGGCAAGATCTATGCCGTCGATCAGACGCTCGATGCCGTCCAGACGCTCACAAAGAGCCTCGCCAACGCCGATATCGCCAATCCGGTGCCGTCCACGTTGCTAAAGCCCGGCACCGACCCTTACATGGGCGTCGGTCCGTTCAGATATGAGCACGTCAACGGCTACAAGGATAATGCAGGCGCCTGGCACATCACCGGTATGCGCTCATTCGGCAACTTCTCCTATACGGACGGTCGAGATGTTTTCGCGCTCGCGCCCGTGCGCTATGTGTTCCATGGCATCGTTGACGGAAAGTACCGCGTCGCCTGCTCCGACCGTCCACACGTGGGTTACGTCCCAGAGGACCGCTCGCTACGCATCGACGGCACGCTCGAGCCATTCATGTGCCGCGCCGCATTCGGGGCATCCAAGGATTCCGCCGGCAAGCCCTGTTCGGTCGCCGGCGCCAAGCTCTGGACCCGCAGCTGCTCGCACAACTCGATGAATGAGGCAGCTAAGAAGAAGGGCACCGAGTATAGCGGCTACACCGCAGCCGACTATGACTATCTTTACGAGATGAATCTGCTCAAGTATGCCCATAAGTCGAGTCAGGCCAATTTCGCGGGCTGCTCGAACCATACCGAGCAGACGCCCGTGACGGTTGCTGGTTCCGGCGCTCCTACCGTCACCATCGCCAAGACCGTCGCCGACAAGTGGCCCATCGGATCTGCCGTCATGGTCGGCACCACAACGGTTGCTGGTCGAGACCGAGGCAATGCCGATGCCTACGACATTGCGGATCAGGCCAACATCGTCAAGAAAACGGTCAATGGCGACAATGTCGTTCTGACGCTCGATTGTTGCAACATCACGACCAAGGTCGGTCAGCTCGTCTCTACGGCTCCTTGGAACCCTGGCGCGACCGTCGGCATTGTCGGCGACGGCTCGCCCTATGACAACAAGTCTGGGCGCGAGCCCTTCATCCTCCAGGGCATCGAGGTCATGCTCGGCGCTTGGGAGATTCTCGGCGATCAGCTCGTCAAGGGCGAGGATGACGGCTACGGCTACTGCCTCGTCGAGGACACGTCCAAGTCTGCTACCTCCGTCACCGCCGACTACACCAAGATTTTCACGCTGCCGATCAAGTCCGCCGATGGCGATGTGTACCCGTCGGCAATGGTCAAGGGCAAGGGCTCTCTGGTGCCATACGGCACCGGCGGCTCCACCGGCGCCGGTGTCGGTGACGGCATCTGGTATTACGGTGGGAAAAAGACCGATACGTATGAAGTCCTGGTGTTCGGCGGCCTCTGGAATGGCTTCGTCGCTGGCTTGCGCCGCGCGGTCCTTAGCAACTGGCCGGGCTGGGCGGGGTGGAACAGCGCTTCGCGCGTCTCGCCAAATGGTCGAAACAGGGTGAATGCCGACGTGCCGCCGAAGGCGGCGTAAGTCGGCAGAGGGGCGGCGCCCCTGAAAAACGACCCAGGGACCTGCCGTGCATGCAGGTGGAATTCCTTTCGTCCAGGTGTTCGGCAACCTCAGGAATGGCTCCAACGCTGGCTTGCGCCGCGCGAACCTTAACAACTGGCCGGACAGGGCGAGGTGGAACAACGCTTCGCGCGAATCTGATTGATAGCTCCCATAAAACCCGCACGGCAGAGTACCCGGTGGAAGCATCGGGCGCGCCTGGCTTAACAAAGTGAAATGGCATATAAGACCACCGGGTCAGTAGGCATTTTGCCGATCGCTCGGAATGCAATCAGAGAGCTGAATTGGTCGAATGAAAAGTTACTGCAAGGGCCTTGCCGTCGATACCGATCTTGTCGGCAGGGCCTATGAGAATTGGCGGTCCGGCGAATCGGGCCGGACCAATGAGTGGCGCGTGTACAAGGACTACGGCTCGCCCGATGCCCTCATCGCCGAGATCGTAGCCGAGGCCAATGCCGGCACACTGCGATTCGAGCCCCTGAGCACGAGGCCGAGGCAAGATGGCGGCAAGCTGCGCAACATCGGTGTCGAGGGCGTAAAGCAGCAAGTCTGTGGCTACACCGTCGACCTCGCCGTCGATGCGCTCATGCGCGCGAAAACCGGTTACTGGCAGGTCAACAGACCTGGTATGGGACAGTTCCGCGCGGCACCGACGGTGCAGAAATGGGTCAATCAGTGCGCCTATCACGTGCATCTCGACGTCAAATCCTGCTATGAGTCAGTGAGGTGCGCTGATGTCATGCGCGTGCTCGAGAAGTACGTGCGCTCGGGCGTCGTGCTCGGTATCGCCAAGGCGATCATGGACTCGTATCCGGACGGTCACCTGATGATCGGTAGCTATTTCTCGCTCAGGATGGCGCTGCTTATCCTGAGCTTTGGCTACCACCATGTCGAGGGCATGCACAAGACTCGCCGCGGAAAGCGCGCGGCGCTTGTCGAGCATCAGGCATGGTACGTCGATGACATCTGGCTTTTCGGCAGCGACAAACGCAACCTCAAGTGCGCTGCGCGTGACCTTGCGAAGTACCTCAAGGCCGAGTTTGGGCTAAAGCTCAAGCCCTGGAAGGTATGCAGGGCAACCGACGATGAGCCGACGGACATCGCCGGGCCCGTGGTCAGGCGCAAGCGGATCACCATCCGCGACAAGACCTTTCGCAAGGGACGTCGAGCGTTATTCCGATGCCGCAGAAAGCCGACGAATCTGAGGCTGGCGCGCCGCCTGATCGCCTATTGCGGCTGGTTCAAGCATACCGACAGTCAGAGATTCTGCGACGACAACGGCCTCTATCCGGCACGCCGCCAAGCCAAAAAGGTAATCGCGAGATACGACAGATTAAGGAGTGCTCATGCAATTCGAGCTTGAATTTTGCGACCGTGAGCCCGCAAAGGTCACGGTCATCCAGGATGGCCCCATCGCCAACATCTGGCTTCGCAAGGACATTGCCGAGGATACCGTCGATAACGGTCCTGACGGCGAGCCCTACAAGATCTGGCGCTGCAACACGCTGTTTTTCCAGCGCGTCGGCACGCCGAGCGCCGAGGAAATCGAGGCCGACTTTGATGCAATCGCCGAGCAGCAGATCGCAGGCGGTCGCACGGTCGACGAGCGCATCGGTGCGACCGAGCAGGCTGTCGCCGACAACGGCAAGCAGCTCGAGATGGCGTTTCAGGCGCTCGCCGAGCTCGGCGACATGATCGCAACGGCGGGAGGTGAAGTCTAATGGCAGCAATCTACGCAACGCTTATCAAGGATGGGGCGATCAACCCCAAGACCGGCGAGCCTTGGAGGATTGAGGACGTGAACGTTATTTGGCGTGCGTCTGTCAAAAAGATTCTCGACAAGTAGGACTGGCCCCGAAAGGGGCCTTTTCTTTTGCGCTGGCTGATTGCCCGCCAGCGCCGTGATGGGGCTGAGGGGGTGAATGAATGGAAGTGCTAAAGCTCTTCGTCCCATATGGTCCAGCATGGCTCGGCGGCGTACTGCTGGCGCTCATCGCCTTTTATTTTGGCAAGCAATTTCTCGAAGAGTACAAGCTGCAAAACGAGCGCAAAAGCGCGCTCGACATCAAGCGCGAGGAGCGAAAACAAGACGAGGTGAAGGAGCGCGCCCAGCGCGACCGCGAGCGGTCGGAGATGGAGGGGCGAATTGCAGCCCAGATGGAGCGGTCAAATTCGCTCATGGAGGCCATGAAAACCCTGATGGAATCCGTTGTGGCGTCAAATGACGTCCTCCACTCGGATCTGGTCCACAGCCAGGCACGCAGCCAGGGAATGGCTCAAAAGGTCGACCACATCTGCGACAGGGTTGATCTGCTCTATGACAAAGAATCTACGAGATAAGGATACAAAATGACAGAGATTCAGGCGTGTCTCACGGTAGTCTCGGTGGTCGTGGTGCCCTACATCGTGCAGGCCATCAAAACCAAGGCAATGACCGGCAACGCCGCGCGCTGGACGGCAATCGCAGTATCAGCGCTATGCGGTGCGCTCACGGCAATGGCAAATGGAGCGCCGGCTGACCCAGGCGCCTGGGTGACATCAGTCTTTGCATGCGTCGGCGGCGTGCAGGTGGCCTACGCAGCTTTCAAGAGCGTCGGCATCACCGACAAATGGCTCGATGCGCTGCTCGCGCTCGGCGATATCAAGGCGGACTAGCCATGGCAATCACCCAGCGCGAGGCATTCGCGCAGGTCATGGAGCACCTCGTCACCCATGACGGAGGCTCAGGTCATGGGTACTCGCAATACAATCGCATGGGCGACGGCACAACCGAGACGATCAGGCTGTCGGACGGCACGACCGTGACCATCGCCGGGGGCGATCGCGATTGCTCGTCTGCCGTCATCACGGCGTTGCGCGCGGTCGGCATCAACACGTTCGGAGCCACGTATACCGGCAACATGGTCGAACAGCTGCTCAAGACGGGGCTGTTCGGCTGGCGAAAGATGGGCGTCAAGTCCGCTCAGCGCGGAGACATCTACGTCAACAAGCGCTGTCACACAGCAGTGTGCATCTCGCCTTACGGCTCCAAGCGTGGCGACCTCTTGGCGCAATTCTCCATCTCGGAGAAGGGTACCATCACCGGCACCAAGGGCGACCAAAACGCCCGCGAGTCCAATATCAAGGCATACTACAGCTATCCCTGGGACGGCACGCTCTACTGGCTCAACGACGGCAAGACGCTTTCTGGCACCAACACCGAGGTCGCCGACAACACTGACACTGATCTCGGTGACGTGCGTTACTGGGGCCCGAAATTCGCGCGCGCAATCCAAAAGCAGCTCGGCACTACCGTTGATGGTGTAATTTCCGGACAGTGGGATTGCAACAAACGATATTTCTGGGCTGTCGAAAACTGTGTCAATTGGACAAAGACCGGCAAGGGCGTCGGCTCTGACATGGTGCTCGCGCTCCAAAAGAAGATCGGCTGCAAGATTTACCCGATCGTCGGCGGCGTCCAGGCACGACAGATGACCAACGGCACCATCTACAAGCACCAGCAATGGCTTATTGCCAACGGCATTTCTGTCGGGTCGTGCGGCGCCGACGGATATCACGGCCCTGACACCAACAAAGCAGTCGCCCAGGCAATCAAGCGCAAGCTCTATGCGGCTTAGTTAGGAGCTTATATGTTAGGCAACATCCTCATGGTGCTTTTAGGCGCTCAGCTGGGAGCAGCCGTCGGCGTGCTCGCCATGTGCCTTTTCATCAATCGCAAATAGCGTTTCGCCCACTCCGGCTCTGCCGGGGTGGGCGTTTTTTCTTTCCGCTATCCCGATGACGGCGCTGTGAGCACACCTGGCAGCAACTACTAAGCTGCGAGCAGCACGCCAAAGCCGCCTTTGAGTGGCAGTATCCCAACGCTGTGATACACTTGGAAAAGTTCGGGATAATTCACGCCCGGGCTACCACGCATCTGATACCCGGACTTCCCATGGAAGGCCGGGTTTTTTATTTTCAAACAACCGTCTGCAATTCCCGTTTGAACCAGAGCTTTGCGTTCTGCTTATGGTCCTTGCGGGTACAATATCCAAGATATTTTGACTGTTAGAAGGAGTCTCATGACGGAGTCCTCTCAGCATACGTCTAAGCCCCAGGTCGAGGTTGAGGCCTCGGGC